CAACAACTGATATGCATAAGAATCCTGAGTATCAACATTTAGTTGATGAGTTACATATGGCTCAAGAAGAAATATATGAAGATGAATGTTTAGATAACGAACCTTTCTTAGGTAATATGTGGGCTAACATTAATTATAAAGATGGATTCAATAGACCACACATACATCCTAATTCATTATGGTCAGGTGTATACTACGTTAAGACACCAGAGAAATGTGGTCATTTAAAATTAGAAGATACTAGAACAATGTCATTAATGTCTAGACCTAGAAAAACAAATAAAGAAGAACCTAAACATTTATGGAGAGAAGTACACTTTGAACCAAAAGCTGGAAGACTTATTATGTTTCCTTCTTATGTAAATCATTGTGTTGATCCTAATGAAAGTGATGATCTTAGAATATCTGTATCATTTAATTTCTTACAAACAGGTATGTTCGTATGAGCTTTCAACAGAATAAATATCAAGTCATTAAAAATGCTATCTCTTATGAGTTAGCTAATTTTTGTTTTAATTACTTCTTACTTAAAAGAGATGCTATTAAATATATGTATGATCATAATCTTATAGCAGAAAACGGTATGCATGGAACGTGGACCGATCAACAAGTACCAGGGGTTTATTCTATTTATGCAGATCACGTTATGGAAACATTACTAGTTAAAACATTACCTGTAATGAAAGAAAGAACTGGACTTGATTTAATACCTACCTACTCATACGCGCGCGTGTACGAGAAAGGATCTATTTTAAAAAGACATAAAGATAGACCTAGTTGTGAGATATCAACGACAGTTAATTTAGGCGGAGATCTTTGGCCAATATACATTGATCCTACAGGAAGCAATAATGTTATTGATGAATATAAAAATATACATAAACCTAATGCACCTGCAGGAGTAGAAGTGGTTCTTGGACCAGGGGATATGCTTATCTATTCAGGTTGTGAATTAGAGCATTGGAGAAAACCATTTGAAGGCAATCTTTGTGGTCAAGTATTCTTGCACTATAATCACGCAAATGGACGCTTTGCAAAGACCAATTTATATGATAAAAGGCCTCTATTGGGTATACCCAAAACACGTTGATTCTCAACGCAATCTATTATATTTTATATTACTAGGATAATTCTATGTTACAAAAGATAAATTTTTTACCAGGATTCAATAAACAATTAACAGCTTCTCAAGCCGAAAGCCAATGGGTTAGCGGTGATAATGTTAGGTTTAGATATTCAACTCCTGAGAAAATAGGGGGTTGGGCTCAATTAGGTGAAAATCAAATAACAGGTGTTACAAGAGCTTTACATCAGATTGTTAATAGATCAGGAAACAAATTTTCTATTATTGGTACAAACAGAATTTTATACGCTTACACAGGTGGTGTGTTCTATGACATACACCCGATTCGAGCAACCTCAAATTTATCAAGTTGTTTTACAACAATAAATGGTTCAGATGTTGTTAGTATTGCTTTCCCTAGTGATCATGGTCTTGTAGCAGGAGACATTATTCTTTTAGATAATTTTACAACAATTACAAATTCAAATTACACAGCTACAGACTTTGACGATAAAAAATTTATGGTTACAGCTGTAACTAACTCAACAACTATTACCATTACTATGCCTTCAAATGAAACAGGATCTGGTGCATCCTCATCAGGCGGTATTAGAGTTCAAGCTTACTATAGCGTTGGACCAGCAGAACAAGCACCAGGATTTGGTTATGGTCTAGGACAATGGGGTGGTACTGTATCAGGAGAAGCTGTTACAAGTTTAAATGGTGGTATCAATGCTATAACAACTACTGTTGTATTAAGTGATGCATCTTTATTTCCATCTTCAGGAACTAACTTTATTCAAATAGATTCGGAAGAAATATCTTACACTGGAATTACAGGTAGTACTTTAACAGGTGTAACTAGAGGAGTAAGAAATACTACAGCTGCATCTCACTCCAATGGAGCAACGGTTACAAACTCATCTGACTATGTAGCATGGGGTGAAGCAGCATCAGGTGACTTAGTTATAGATCCAGGTTTATGGTCTATAGATAACTTTGGAGATAAAGTTATTGCACTTATACATAATGCACAAGCATTTGAATGGAATTCAAACGCAGCTAACGCTGCAGCAACAAGAGCAACTATTATTTCAGGAGCACCAACAGCGTCACGTACTATGTTAGTATCTACACCAGATAGACACTTAGTGTTCTTTGGAACTGAAA